CGCATCTAATTGAGTTTGTATAGCAGATGTTACACCATCTGTGTAGTTAAGCTCTGCTGTTGTAGCCGTAACACCATCTAGCAAATTAAGTTCTGTAGCTGTACTAGTCACGCCATCTAAAATATTTAATTCAGCAGCAGTAGAGGTGACACCATCTAATATATTAAGTTCAGCAGCAGTACTAGTTACCCCATCAAGAATGTTAAGTTCAGCAGCAGTAGAAGTTACGCCATCTAATATATTTAATTCTGCTGTTGTGGCTGTCACACCATCTAAAATATTAATCTCTGTAGCTGTAGCACTAACAGCAACATTTTCATTTATTTTAGGTGATGTTAATGTTTTATTTGTAAGAGTTTGTGTTGCTGTTGTATTTACAGCAGTACCACCTTTACCACCAACTTGTGCGTAAACTCTCCAAGTACTTCCATTATAAACAAATTGAACACTAACTCCAGTTATATCTAATACAAAATTAGCAGCAGTACCATCAATAGTTTCACCATTACGAGCAACAGTTAAGTTATTAGTACCAAAAGCATCACCAGAGTCAGCAACAATAATCTGCGCTCCGGCTGAAGGTGAAGCAGGTAAAGTAACTGTAAATGCTCCACCACTAGTATTAGCAAGAACTCCTTCTAAATCTGAAGCTGTATAGTTTGCAGTTTTAGAAACATAAGTCACTCCACTTGCCGCAGGTGCAGCCCAAGAAATATCAGTGCCATCAGATGTTAAAATTGTATTAGCACTACCTTTTGTAAGAAGTGCAGATGCTCCACTAGAATTTCCATAAATTAAAGAGCCTCTAGAAACTGCATCAAGTAAATTAATTTCTGTTGCTGTAGCTGTTACACCATCAAGAATATTTAATTCAGAAGCAGTACTTGTGACTCCATCTAAGATATTAAGTTCTGCTGTAGTGCTTGTTACTCCATCTAAGATATTAAGTTCCGATGCTGTAGCTGTTACACCATCAAGAATATTTAATTCGGATGTAGTAGCTGTTACCCCATCAAGAAGATTAATTTCGGTAGCTGTTGCAGATACTACTACATCTTCATTAATCTTAGGAGATGTTAGTGTTTTGTTAGTCAGTGTATCTGTTGTTGCCTTACCAACTAAAGTATCTGTAGATGCAGGTAAAGTTAATGTTACATTACCTGAATAAGATGCATGAGGAGATGATTGTAGTTGAGTATAATGTGCATTACTTGTCTCACAATAAAACTTAACATTAGATACTGAACCTGCATTTTTTAATACAATTTCTCCAGATTGAATATCTACATTACCATCTAATCTAACTACTCCAGTTCCATTTGGTGTTAAAGCAATATTTCCATTTAATGTAGAAGTTAAAGCATTACCATTAACATCTAAGTCACCACCTAGTTGTGGCGTAGTATCTTCAACTACATTTGAAATAGCTGCTGATGAAGCTAGTCCTGAAACTAATGTACTTCTAGAAATTTTCTTTAGTCCACCACCAGAAGTATCTACTGCAAGTAATACATCATCATTGGCTACTGTAGATATTTCTGATAAATCTCCTACTGCTGTAGGGTTAAAGTTAGTACCATCTGCTATTAGTAAATGCCCAGATGTATTAGTACCCATTACAAGATCATCACCACTGATAGTAAGATCACCTGTAATAGTTAAACTTCCACTAATAGTATCTATTGAAGATTCAAAATAAGTTTCAAAATCTGTTAAGGCTACTTGTTTCATTGTGCCATTGTCATTTACAACAACACGATCTGCATCTGCTAATGTAGTAGATGTTGCAGATGTATCACCATCCATTATATTTAATTCAGTTGTAGTAGCTGTAACACCATCTATAATATTTAATTCTGTTGCAGTTGCAGTAACTCCATCAAGTATATTAATTTCTGCTGCTGTTGCAGTAACTCCGTCCATAATGTTAAGTTCTGCTGTAGTTGCAGTTACCCCATCCATTATGTTAAGTTCTGAAGCTGTAGCAGTTACTCCGTCTAATATATTTATTTCTGCTGCTGTAGATGTAATAGCCGTACCATTAAAATTAATACCATCTAAATAAGCTACACCGTCTACATATAAATCTTTCCACTCTTGAGTAGAAGAACCTAAGTCATAACTATTATCTGTATTAGGAATAATATTACTATTTACATCTGCACCAAATACAACATTGTCATCTGCTGCATCACCTAAAGTAAGAGTGCCTCCATTAAATGTTGTAGTTCCTGTTACTGTAAGATTACCACCAACAGCTACATTACCTGTAGTTGTAATACTATCTATATAAGCATCTTTAAAATATTTACTTGATGTTCCTAAATCTAAATCGCTATCTGCATTGGGTACTAGCGCACCATCTTGTAATACCATTTGTTTTGCAGCAGCACTAGAAACTTCTACATAAAACTCCCAAGTATTACTAGTAGTAAGTATTTTATTTAAAAAATCTTGATCACCAATAGTATGAATATTACCGCCTTCTCCTGCTGTTCCATCGTGTCGATGTCCAGTAGTACCACTAGAAGCATATGAAAAAGCTGTTAATAATTGATTAAATTCATTATTGAAAAGGGCAGCAGTAATAGTATCGCCATCTGAAAAACTGCTTTGTCTAGTATAACTCGTAGCCATTATTATCTCCTACCAGAAGGTCTATAATCTATATAGAATCCATTTATTGAGTATGGTGCTTTTGTGTCTTCACTAAATAGTTTTAAAGCTACATTATGCCCACTTCCTTGTACTGACTGCCTAACCATTGGATCAGTTGATGCTCCAAATACTCCTGTACCAAATGTTGCTGACCCGAATATTGTTGGTAATGGTATACTATCTAAAGAATAAGATGCAGGTTGAGGTTTATTATTATCATCAAAATCATAAGAAACTTTTAAGTTTGGTTGTATTGAACCTTCAGGCGTTAAAGACATTTTTACATAGTGCATTGTCTTTAATGTTCCTGCATCTCCAAAATCTAAATTCGGTGTTTTATATCTAGCTTTTATATTTGTTTGAGTTCCTGACGGATTAAAATCATTTCCTGTATTATGATTATAAACATAACCATCTTTATCGCCATGATAAATTTGTTCTACACTATCATTGTCAAGTCCTGAAGTAAACCCGTGAGCTTGGATTCCTTCTGTTTGTGACCATTCAAAACCTTGTGGTGTTATAGTTCCTATAATACCCTGAGAAGAACTAGTTGCTCCTACAGAAGAACTATAAAATAATCTATATTGCGATTTACTTCTTAGTACTGCACTAGTTATTATATAAGTATCTATAGAACCTGCAATATCAGATATTACAGATTGTATTTGTCTAGATACAGAACTTAACTCTACGTCACCAATACGCGCTGTACCTGCAACTAAACGTAATCCGTCAGGGCTGAGAAATAAAAGATCGCCTCCTATTTCCTGAATACTATGTCCATCTAAACAACCTACGTTTTTAGTTATAGGTACAACTGCAATAGAATTTGAATCGTTTATATTTACTAATTTATAAATACTATTTTTACAAAATATAATTAGATCGCCACGAAAACTTCTAAGTCCTACTACTTGATCATCTAATACAATACTTCCAGAACCAGTAGATGAAAAACTATTAATATCACTTGTTCCACTATAGAATATAGTATTAGCTGCTGTAGCTGCTCCTGCTACTACCAAGTGTTTATCGTGAATTGTACAAACTTTTGGATAGTGTGTTCCACTAACAGTAACTTCTTCATAAAAGAAAGTTCTAGTATTCAAAGCTCCTGAACCTGTCATTTTAAATATTGCAGGTTTGCAACCAGAACCTTTATCAGTAATTACTACTTCACCATAAGTACTATCGCCTTCAAATAAAGCAAATGTAACTTGTCCTTGTGTTGTTCTAGCTGCTACGCTTCTTCCTGTAAATGTAGTATGGTTATCACCAGAACCACTTACACTAGAACGATTTATTTGTAACCAACTTGTTCCATCTAAACTAAAATATAAATTAGTTCCTGATGCAGCAATAACTCCATCGGCATATACAAAAAGACCTAATATACCATTTGAACTATTAGGTCTTGCTGCGCTACCTCCTCCAAAAAGAGTATAGCCATTTATTCTTCTGTAACCGCCATCAGGGTCAACTTCAAAATTCAAAAGCTCTGTAGCAAAACCGGGTTGCTGAAGCATTTGAAATTGATTTAAATTAGTATTTAACCCACCTTGACAAGATAATCCAAATGCTTGCATTTACACATACCTAATTCTATCGTCAGATATATAAGTAGGCACTGGGCCTATAAGATTTTCTTTCATACTTTTTAAACCTTTTCTATAATCTTCTAAAGCAAATGCAGCCATTTGAGCATTATCTTTAAACTGGTGTGCATAGTATCTTGCTTTAGATAAAACGACTGTTTTGTAAATATCAGGAAAAACTACAGAGTCATCATACGCTGATAGTTGTGTTGGTAAATCGTATGCAAAAAACCAAACCTTATAAGCTTTATCAGGTATAGGACTTAATCCAAATTTTCTACCATCAGGGCTTCTTATTACATGGCGGGGTTCACCACCTACAGCTTGATCTGCATCATCAGCATTTTCTTTAGCCCTTCTAAAATCTTTCCATTCTTCTATAGTTATAAAGTTTAAATTTTTAGAAACATAAGGAGCAGATTCACCGCTAACTCCTACTGTAGTTAAATAAAAATTATCCCAATCTATAGACAAGTAATCATCTGTTAAAGCTGAACTTGCTGCTTTTAATTCATACCACCTAGTCGCTGCTGTGGTTTCAACAGAAACATTTCCGTACATTGGATCGGTAGCACCGCTTTCACCTACAGATAAAAAAGGCCACTGAGGTTCTTCGTTAACTATATCTAAGTATGCACGATTAACGCAGTCTTTAGCGTGTTGCTGTATTCCAACCGCACTTGCAAAATTAGACGAGGAAAGTTGAACCTCATTTAATTCTATAAGTAACTCATTTGTTAATTGTAGAAATGTAGTAGCCATAATTATTCCATAAACTATTTACGATTTTTAAAAATACGATCATAATTTTTATCGTATTTCTTTTTATCTTCACCTTTCATATATGCAGCACGAATTTTAACTTTACCATTAACATTAAAACGTACTGGATTTTTTTCACTTCCTATTTGTGGCATACTGTATTCCCTTACCTATTGCTGTAATACATTGTAATTTCAAAACCAAGTCTAACATTTTCATAAGTAGGT